TCTAACGAATGCCCGACCAGCTCAGGGAAAGTATAGGTTTCCCCTGATGCAATGCTTCGAGTATTTGTAATCAAGTTCGCTGCACTTGGCGACCCTGCATTCGTGACGATATTCACGCTCAAAGATACCGCGCCTCCGCTGGTATTCGTGGCAGTGAATTTGTCGATTATTGTCTTGCAGTTTGACGCGGTATATTGCGTGGTTTGCGTGTTCTCTGCCTGTTTTGCCGGAATCAATACTTTAACGGTAACGGTCATGGTTTCCTCTTAGCTTGTCACTGCTTTAATCACGGCAAAGTTGAACACTGGATGTTCGGTGGTAGTTCCGCCAGTTGTGGCGAATGTAATCCTAAAACTGCCAGCCCCCACGTTTGTGACGTGAGTCATATAAAGATCGGTTCCAGAATCCTGATTGACGATAATTGTATCGGTCGCCGCCACTGTCGAATTGGTGACAGTAAAAGACTGCCAGGCTGTCGAGCCTGCCGCGCTTACCAACGTGATCTGGCCGTTCGTCTTGTTGAGCGTTACGCCGGTAGTTCGCGATGTGGCTTGCGTTACCGCGCCGCCTGAGCCTGTTCCATACCCTACGCCACCCGATCCAGTCACCAATACGGAACTTGCTGTTGCAGCGCCTAGCGATGGCGTCACAAGTGCTGGAGACGTTGCACGAACGACATTACCAGTCCCGGTAGTCGGCGCGTTTTTCCAATATGGCCCCGCGCTGTCGTATTGCAGGACATCAAGGTTCGCGGCTGAAGTGATAAGTACATTGTGCAGCTCATCCAGCTCGTACCCGTTATCTACTTTGACGTAGATAGACCCAACCGTTGCACTGATACGCTCAAGGAACCCAAGAATCACCGTGTGATTTGGCGCGCTGGGCCGTGTCGTTGTCCATCCGCCCGCGACGCTTGGAGATAGATAAACGGTGTCGCCAGCCGTAAGACCGTTGGTGTTGAGCTTGTAAAGCGGGCCTGCGGAATGAATCCATCCTTCCGCACCTGCCGCGATGGTCTCGGCCACGAAGCCAATGGTGTGCGCCGACGCTGCCTCTGTGTTAGCCTGCGCGAGCTTCACCGCGATGCGATTACCCTGCGCACCGCTGATATACACCACTTGCCCCTTAGTCATGGTCGAGGCAGTGTCGTTATACGCCAGCGCGTATTCTTGCTGCCCGTCGATGTATGTGACGTTTCCGCCCTTGAGTGTTACCGCCAGCGATCCGCTACCATCATCCCAATATGCGCGCCCTGACTTGGCCTCTGGAGTCGGTGCAAGCGTGTTCGTGTCGATGTAGTCAGTCGATACGGAATTGTCGTACTGCTGCTCCGGCTTGGCATCAATCAGGCCAATAATATCGGCCAGCCGCTGAAGTTGTGTCAGTGCTTCATTAGCGGTGGCCTGTGCCGAGGATGCTGCCGTGCTAATTTCGCTGACAACATCAGGCGCAATTGAATCGGCCAGCGAAAAAAGCTGCTCGAATTGCTTGATCTGTTCGTGATCCTTAAGAAAGGACGCAAGTTGATCTCGAGTGAGTTTTAGCTTGTTTGCCATCAGTACGCCAAAGGTTCAAGTTGTGCTTCAAGCCGAATGAATGACAGATGAGCCTGACTGTCGCCACGGAATCTCTGAATTCTAAAATGTCCCATGTGGCCATTTCTAAACCACACAAGGCGCTTTTGAGTGTCTCCAATGGTGCCGACTTGAATCCCTCTATCTTGGCTCCATGCGATGCCGTCAAACGAATAGCTGGTGGTGATGATCGGGTTGATGCCGATTGCCACCCGGCCGGTGAGCGAGACAAGCTCCATTTCGGTGAAGAGCGCACCCTTGCCCTCGTTATAGACGATTGAAGTGCCAAACTCCCAGCGCACAATCTGGCCCCAGTGGTTGCCAGTGTCCTGCGTAAGATAACCGACGCTAGACGATTGCGGGTCGCCAACCAGCCACTTGTCATAGGCCCAAACTAAGTTTTGAGCTCGATACTGAGAAAAGCCGGTGGTGCTAGTTGTCAGCACAAACCACACTTGGTCGTTCAGAACTTGCGATGCGGCTGCGTCATAAACAAGCGTGCGGTCTGGCAGGTGGATGTAAAGGTGTTGGTGCGACTTGTCGTTTCGCGCCTCCATCTTTACGTCTGCAAGCTCCTGCTCGGTGTATTCGAGCAGTATTTCATCAATCTCTTGGGTGCTGATCTTGGTCGCCCCAGCATTCGCGCCGATATAAACTCCAGGAGACTCATTCCTACCGCTACCAAGGAAGGCGATCGCCTCCATATATACGCAGCAAGCATGCGTCCCCACCACGCCCTTTGGAATCTGCGCTCCGTCAATTCTGGCAAATGGAAAGAAGTCACCGCCTACGTTGTCGAACACCTCGATGGTGTTGCGGTTCAGCGCATAAACTTCGTTGCGCAGCTTCAGCAACCCAACGATGGGGTCAGGATCGACTTCAGACGAGCCGTACTTGAGCGGATTCACCTGGGTCGGATCGGATAGCTCTGTAACCACTAAATTGTTGCCGTCCGTGGTCATGAAGTAGCCATCAACCCACACCACGTCAATAACGGTGCCAAGGTCTGGGTCAGTCACCTGGGTTAGCGCGGTGCCGTTCCAGTAGTACAGACGGCCGCCGGATGCGATGGCCAGGCGGTCGAAACTGTAGTCGAACGTGACCAAGCCTCCACTGCCTACATCACCGAGTGTGGTTACTGTGCCGTTGCTGGAAACCGTCACTAGCGACGTTCCCATGACGCGGTAGCACACGCCGTTCCAGTTGATCCCACCCCGATCAATTCCGGAGCCAGTGCCATTGGAAACGACGCCATCAGCAGGCCGCAGGAACCCGGCGCTGACGCCTGAAGCCTTTGGCACAGGCACCATATTAACCGGGTAACTGGTACGCAGGTCTGGCCCGTTGTCAGTGTAAATGCCGTTCAGAATTGGGATTTGCATTTGCTCACCACTTTATCTTCGAACTCCACCAGGCCGCGCTCATCTTACCCTTGGAAATGTTCTCAGCGTGTCGAGCCTTGAACGACTCCCGCCGCGCCTTATCCGCTTTCGACTCGCCTTCACGCTTAGGCGAGCCTGACACCCCCTGCTGACCAAAACGAATGGTCTTAACCTTGTCGCCTTCCTTCGCCACCACCACATGAGACTTGGTAGGGTGCGAAGGCGTGCGCTTAGGTTTGTTATAACCTTCAACGCCTGCGCGGGTTAGTCTGGAATCTTTTGGCATTTATTTATTTCCGATCAATAGTAGCGCCGGTAAGATTGGTTGCCATGTTGATCCCTATGGAATCTTTGATTTAATAGACCAGTCCGGTTCAAAACTAATGTTGCCTCACAAAACATGTAAATTTATTGCGGTAGTTTATGCCCACAATAAATTGTTTGCGCGGCATCATTTGCAGTGTCAACCGACCCACCTGTATTTTGATATACAAAAACTTCAAAATAGTCAGTTGGTGAAGTCACGTCTACAATAATTGATGATGAAACCGAATGGTAGCCAGTTCCGCTTGTTTCAGTTCGTCCGTTCGATAAAGTAGTTGTGCCATTCTTTTTGATGTATAAGTCCATGATCTTTTGATCCACCGCAGACTTAAACATTACAGAAGCATTTAGTTGATACCGCCCCGTTTGTTTTGGGACGAAACGGCTATTTGCTGTTGAATACAACGTTCTGACATTCCATCGAGTTGTTGTAAATGTAGCCTTTGTTTCAGTGTTATTGGCAATCGTTTGTCCTACTGTTTGATACGCAAAAAAACTAGGGGCTTCATAGCCTCGGTTATTGTCAAAAACTGAATTTGTGCCGTCATCATTGATGCCGCCAGTGGCGTTGCCGCTGGTGTCATTTTCTACAACAACATTTCCGGTTGCGCCAGTGTCAATGTAAAGACCGTATTTTTGATTCGCCGCACCACCATCATTAGTGCTGACGTTGGCTTTTACTATGTTGTAATCTGATGACCCATCTACATAAATGCCATGATATGTATTTGCAGAATTTGTGCCATTGTTAAGCAGTCTATTTTCGGCGATGATATTTCTATCAGATGCTTGAACATGAAGGCCGTTTAATCGGCTAGCAATAATGGTGTTTCCCTCAAACAAATTGTTGTTTGAATTTATACAGTTTATGCCAGAATTATTGCCATCAAAACGGCACCCGATAACCTTGTGATCGGAGTTTTCTGCTCCAGCAGCATTGTTAATGTCAACGCCGTCATCACTGTTGCTCTCGGCAATACACCCAATCAAACTATTTTTATAGCAAGTTGCAGCAAACGAGGTATTAAAACCGAACCCAGAACCACCAACGCCGCCCCCATTACTTTTGGCATAGCAGCCAACGGCTGTGCAGTTATTTGCGGAACCATAAAAAAATCCGTTTGCACCATTGCTTACTGCGAGGCAATCGGTGGCGACAATGTAAGAAGAAACTCCTAGGAATACAAACCCTTGGCTTGTATTCGATTGCGCAGAACAACCAATAAACCGGCCACGATAAGCACCATTAGTGGAGAAACCAGAATCTCCACATGAATCTGCGCGAGTATTCTGTATTGTCCAGTTTGATGGTTTAAGAGAATCTTCAGCAATCATTACAACAAAAATTTTCGCGTCATGAATGTAACAGCCATCAATTACCCATCCTTGGCTGTTGTTCTCTTCATAAATGGTTTCG